TGGCACTCAAACGGTCCTGCGAGCCGTGATGCTGGGACACGAGCTGGAGCTGGCGATTGCCGCTCCACATGACCTGGTCTTGCTGGACATGACGCTGGCGTTGCCCGTCATCTACTTCAACCAGGCGTTTGCAAAAGCCAGCGAGATCACCAGGGAACTTGGGGCGGGGACAGTGGCATGCGTGAGTGAGTTCCAACAGCACGGCCTCGACTTCATCACGCACTACCGCGACGTTCTGAAGTGCCCGCGATCCGACAAGGCCTACGCGGGGTTGCCCAAGTATGCGACTCGACGGGAAATCGGCGAAAAGGTCGGTTGGCCTTCGCACCACGACGACCGTTCGCTGCTCACAATGCTTCTGCGCCCAGGCGAGTTCACGCAGCCCCAGCCGATGTTGGACAGTGAGTTTCACCTGCATACCCCTGGGGCCAGCGGTGCAGCAAGCAATGCGTTAAAGGCGATAGCTGATGAAATTGTCGCGGCCCTCAAGACCATCAGGGTGGTGTATTACCGGCCACATGGGTTCATCCCTGCGCTGCGTGTCGAAGTCGGTTCCGCTGTGGCTGACAATCCCCACCGGCTTGCGATGGTTCTCAGGGGTTTGAAGGAACAGTCAGTTGTGGCCTCCATGCTCGAACCGTATCCGCTCTACATGGCTGATCGAATGGCCAAGTCGCTGGCCGCCGCGATTCCCGCGTTTCGGCAGGTGGCTACGCAGCGGATCAGCGCCGAGTATGACGGCGACATAGGTGAAGTCTTCTTTGCAATGCACGGCTACCGCAGCGAAGGCGGCCGATAAGGAGCGTGCCACATGGCAGAAGCCCAAGTAAGCAAACAGCTCGACGCAGTGGTTGCCAAAACCGAGCGGCTCGGCGTCATTGGCTCGCCGTCAAGCACGTCCGAACTTGCGGTCGATGTGGTCGGTACGGCCGTTGGTCGTAAGCTCGTCGGGGAGCTTGCCATGTTCCCATTCCAGCAGGACGGAGTTGCGCATTACGCCCTTGGCCAGATCACAGAGATTGAGCTGAGGAACGTTTGGCACGAGGACCCGACGATGCGGTCCTTGATCCGCCAGCGGGGCAAGATTGATGCTGTCAGTGAACGTCAAGACACACACCTGGGCAAGATGACGATCAGCGCTGTGTTCAAACACGCAACCGTACCGTCAAGTGCGTCGGGGGCAGCTGGAACCAGCTATGAACCGAGCATCATGGGAACGGTCCCGTCCACAGGAACAGGCATTCACCTTGTGAATGATGCTGTGCTCGAAACGGTGCTGCATCGTTACCGCGACCAGATTGTCTACCTCGGGCAAGTGTACGGGTCAACGCCCAAGCTTCCGCTCTGGTTCAAGCACTTTGGACGCGGTCCAGACGGGGCTGGCGAGGCGCACCATTTGGGAATCTTCGGCAAGACCGGCAGCGGCAAGAGTGTGCTGGCGAAAATGGCACTCTGTGCATACATGAGATACCAGCAGATGGGCCTTTTGATCCTCGATCCACAGGGCGAGTTTGCCAAAGATTTCCGAGGCGGCGGAAGTGGTGAAATGCGGATTCCATTGGCGGGTATCGCCAAGCAATTCAACAAACAGGTGGTCACGCTTTCTGTTCGCAATTTGGTGCTGGATCGCTGGGAATTGTTTCAGGAGATTCTGTTTGAGAGCGACTTCTTTCAGCAGCTCACTATGCCCAAGGGCGACAACCGGCGTGATGCATGTGCGAAGCTTGCGGACGAGTTGCGAAAGAAGAAGGTTAAACTCGAAGATCTGAATGGCCGTGCCGCCTTCAATACGGCTTGGTCCATACTGGCGGACACGAAGGTCCAGCAGGTGTTCTATCGGACAGCGCCAAGTCGTGAACGTTTTGAGTCTGCTCGGGCCGATGCCGATCCCGATGACTTCTTTCAACACCAGTGGCAGCCTGTCACGGCGTTGTTCGATAGATCACGAGCCAAGGCGAAGACCGTCGAGTCAGCGCTTAACTGGCTCTTGGATGTGAATCCACAGAACGGTGTTCGACCGATCCTGATAATCGACCTGTCGAGGGAACAAGCCCACGGGCTCTTCTGGACGGACACGATCCAGTCGCTGGTGATCAAACGACTGTTGGACGGCATTACCACAACCGCAGAGCGGCGGTTTCAGGAAGGTAATGAGACGGGCCTCAATACGCTAGTTCTGATGGACGAGGCACATCGGCTCGCTCCTCGCCAGTTGCCGGAAAATGGCAACGCCGCTGCTGGTGTACGAGGCGTACTCATCGACGCCGTGCGGACCACGCGAAAGTACGGGCTGGGCTGGCTCTTTATCAGCCAGACGCTCAGCTCCCTGCATACCGAGATCCTGCAGCAGTTGCGTATCCAGTTCTTCGGGTTTGGGCTTTCCATGGGGCAGGAGTTTCAAGCCTTGCGCCAGCATGTGGGCGGCGACGATTCGGCGCTGCGGCTTTACGGGCTGTTCCGTGACCCACACTCATCGTTCGACATCTCAAGTCGTCAGTACTCCTTCATGACGACCGGCCCAATCAGCCCGCTATCATTCGCGGGCACGCCGCTGTTTCTAAACGCCTTCAACCGCGTGGACGATTTCATGGGGGCGAACGGCCTCGCAGTTCCCAACTCGGACGGGGTTACTGGCTGAAGCAAGAAAGCATGAAGGGGATTGACAGATGAGGCCGCGTCCGTGTAGTATGTCCTAAACGAATGACGCATCGCTTCGACGATCTGGTGCGAGGCTGGAGACTATGGCAGGCAACCCATTATTTGGCAAGAAGATACGAGAGCTTCGGGAGGCCAAGCTCCGGGAGGACGCGACCTTCACGCTGCGGCAGTTTGCAGAGAAGGTGGGCATCAGCGCGACGTTCCTGAGCAAGGTCGAGCGCGGCGAGTTCGACCCGCCCAAGGCGGAGAACATCATCAAGATGGCCGAACTGCTGGGCGTGGACGCGGACGAGCTGCTGTCGCTGGCGAACAAGGTGGACCCGGAGTTGGAGAAGATCATCAAGGAACAACCGACGGCCCTGCCGGACCTGCTGCGCACGGTGCGCGGCATGTCGGCGGAGGAGCTTCGAAAGCTCACGGAACGGGCACGCAAGGAACAAAAGGACTGACGCGCGGGGCGAACATGGCCAAGGTCAAGTTTCTCAAACACGACGAGATCGAAAACGCCGCGCTGTGCCTGCTGGCCGAGTACGGCCGCAAGTACGGCGAGGTGATCGAGCCGCCCGTGCCGGTGGACGCGATCCTCGAAGGCCACCTGGGTCTGGCGTTCGATTTCGACAACCTGCCGAAGCTGATTGGCGTGCCCGACGTGCTTGGGGCAACGTGGATTCAGGACAAGGTTGTGCTCGTCGATCAGTCGCTCGACCCCACCGACAACCCGCGCAAGGAAGGCCGCTACCGCTTCACCCTCGCGCATGAGATCGGACACTGGGAACTCCATCGACACGGATTCCTGGCCAACGCCTGTCATCCGTCGCTGTTCGGTGATAAGCCCGCGCCGTCCATCGTCTGCCGGTCGGGCTCGCGCAAGGACCCGATGGAGTGGCAGGCCGACACGTTCTCCGGCTACCTGCTCATGCCGAAGGACATGGTCCTCGCGGCGTGGCAGCGCAGGTTTGGCAGCCCGACCCCGTACATCGCAAAGGACGAGATGGCCGATCTGTCAGCGAAGTGGGGGCTGGCCGACGACGAACGGCCAACCGTGGAAGTGGCGAAAGAGATGGCCCGCGCGTTCAACGTGTCGGGCCAGGCCATGCAGATTCGTTTGATCGGGTTGGGGTTGATAAGGACCGAGCAACCTCCGCCCGATCTGTTCGACGCAACAAGCTCGGTCAGTTCTGCCATTGGCAGAGAAGGAGAATGACATGCCCAGAAAAGGACCCGAAACCCATCATGTAGTCCCGAACCCCAGTGGCGGATGGGACGTGAAACGCGGCGGTTCCGTGCGAGCAAGCGCGCACCACGATCTCAAACAGGATGCCGTCGAAGCGGCTCGGAGGATCAGCCAGAGCCAGGGAACGGAACTGCGCATCCACAACAAGGACGGCAGGATTTCGCAGTCGGATAGTCACGGTGGCGATCCGCATCCGCCTAAAGGGTGATTCTCGGAAGGTGTGGTCGGACTCGGTTGATGGCCGAGGGTACGAGGCCGACCCGACAAATGAACCTCGGTCGTTTTTTTTCGGGCAAGCGTTTAGTGTTTAGGCCACTACTGACGCTGCCCGAGAAAGGAGAAAAACACAATGACCCAGCAATTCAACCCGAAACGCGTGTTGCGCCAGATCTCCAATCCGTTGCTCAAGGCTTTCTTCGAGCGGCAAGGGCATCCTCTGGATGTGGATTGGGACCGCCTGGCCAACACGCAAGTGGACGACATCTTCGACGGATGGCAACGGCTGCCCGCTGACCAGCGCAAGGCGGTGGAGGTCATCCTTCAGGATGTCCATGAGATGGCCAACGAGGACGGCACGCGTGTCATCATCGAGGAAGGCCAGTATCACAGCGAGGACCTGACGCCCCTGCTGGAGCCGATGGAGAGCCGCTACGACAAGGCCCTCTGGACGTTCATGAACCGCCCGGCGATCTGGGACGCAGCGGTCCGTTTCGCCAAGGCGGACATCCTCTGGGGCGGCCGCTCCTGGATGAAACGCGGCAACATGCCATCGGCCGACCCCAAGACGGACCCCGCGTCGATTCATGCGTTCCAGGGAGCAATGTCCGCGTTCTACCGCGACCGCCAGGGGCGCGGACACCACTGCAAGGTCGAGTACTTCCCTCGTGGCAGCGATCACCATTACTTCTTCGTCTACCTGAGTGACTACGCCGACACCTATATCAACTTCGACGACTCGGGGCACTTCCAGCGGACGCCAGAACGTCGGGCGTTCGAGGTGGTGTTCGCCTACGAGCGTTCGTCCAGTACGCTGGAGATGTACGCCAAGGGCGGCAAGCAGGTCGTCGCGTCGCTACAGCATCTCTTCTCGACGATCATCCTCGGCGAATCGCTCGAGCCGGAAGAACCGGGAGCCCAGCCGTACGAACTCAACGGACTGATGGATCGCAGCTTCGCGTTCCCGACCGACCCGGAAGACGGCATCGAGGATGTCACCGTCCGCGCCATGCGGCTGTCCATCCTTGGGCGCAAGCGCGGCCGCATTACGCTGGAGCCTGATCCGAACGATGGTCGCGAACGCATCTATGAGATGCTCGAGGAAGACCTGAACCGCCGATGCCTGCCGAGGTCGATTCTGCACGTCACCAAGGCCACGATGAACTTCCGGCTGAACGGGAACGGACATGGGCGCTCGTTGACGTTCAGCGTCACCTTCCCGAACGGCTGCGACCTCAAGAACAAACGCGAGGATCAACGGCTTCTCGGCGAAAAGTACCTCAAGAGGTGGAAGATCGATGTCACCTGACCCGCTCGACATCATCTGGCGGTCAGCCGACAGCCCGGCTCCGACGTTCACAGCCGACGACATGGACGGCGTACCGCCGGAGACCGTGGCTCGCCTGACCCTGCTCGGCATCCTCCGGCAGGCCGCACCCGCGACGCATGTCATGTGCGACGGATGCGATGGCGGCCACATCGAACGGGTGATCTCGCTACCGTACCCGGACGGCCAGACGCGCTTCTTCATCCGCTGCCCCGAGAACGGCAGGATCGAGGTGCCGCGCGACCGCCTCATGCAATGGTCGGTCGACTACACTCCGCTCCTGCTCGTCCTGACAAAGGCGCTGGCCGTGCAGGGAACGCTCGACGAGATCGTACCCAATCGCATCTGGAGCCTGGGTCGGGCCTCGTTGGCCGGGAAATCCAAGACCGTCTGGGCGGCCCGTGGGCTGGCTTGGCCCGACGCTGTGCGGATCGCGGCATCGCTCCCGAAAGGCCGGTCACCCATTCTGTTCCACTTGGGCCGTCCGGCGGACGATGGGCTGTTGGACATGCCACGCGAATCGATCATCGATCTGCGCACCGTCCTGCGGATTGACGCCGACTTGGCCGTCGACGTCTACGCCATCGAACGGCAACTGGGCGATGTCGCCCCGTCGCCGTCCAGACAACAGCCGAAGAAGCAGTCGCGGCGCGATGCCACGGTCGGTGCGTTGAAGCGCGAACTCCACCAACGCATCCTCTCGTTCAAGAGCGCCATCCGTCACGCAGACGACATCGGACGCACCTTTGATGTGCCCCCACTGACCCAGAAGGAACTCGCGGAAGCCATCGGCGAAAGCGAGTCGGCCGTCTCGCGGGCGATAGCCCGGAGCAAGGACCTTGAATTGAAGGTCATGCTGCAGACCGTTAAGAGCCACAACATGATCCGCAAGTACTCACGCTGAAGAAGGGCCGAATTGCAGTTGCCGTCGTTTGCTGCAACTGCAATCCGGCAATTACGCGCCGCAAGCGGCTTGATGGCAGTCGCTTACGGACATCCACATATCCGCTGCCATCGTTTCCTGCAACTTCTCCCCAAGGTGTCGAGCGACGCACAGGGCGTGGCTCACCAAACGACAACCTTGCAGGAGAGAAGCCATGCAGGAGAGCAAACACCGACCCACCAAATCGTCCCTCACACCCCCTCAGGCCCGCCTCGTCGACCTGATGCAGCGGCTGAACTTCGGCCGCATCGAGGACCTTCACATCCTCAATGGCGAGCCGCTGTTCGACCCGCCGCCCCGCGTCTTCCGGGACGTGAGGCCTGGCCGCGTCAACGGACCTCGCCCGGAAGCAGGCAAGGCCGACTTCGACCTCAAGGATGAGGTCATCGACCTGTTCGTCCACCAGGAGGCAGTGGGCGACGGCGTCATCGAGCGCATCGAGGTTCAACACGGTCTTCCGTTCAGGATGACCTTCGAGGAGGTCTACGCCTGACAACGCGGGGGTCGGCTCCCCTTTTCCTGTGATCGAAACGAACACCTGACAACTAACCAGCCGAAGAACGGAGGCGTTGTGGGTGCCGCAGATGCGGCAATCCTGCAACGCCTCCGCTGTTTGTGATCGCTGCCTCTGTCGGCATCCACGCGACGCCTCCCGGCCAACGGGAGACTGAAATGGATACCAACAAGAAGCATGAACAACTCACCAAGTACACCATGACCCTCGTCCAGTGCAAAGCGCGGCAGCTCGTCGGCAAGGCGGGCTATACGCAGGACGACATCGCGGACATCGAGCAGGACCTGATCAAGAGCCTGCTCGCATGCATGCCGCAGTTCGACCCCGCCAAGGCGAAGCTCAACACCTTCGTCGACCGCGTGGTCGGAAGCAAGATCGTCGACCTGCTGCGCCGCCGCAATGCGGAGATCCGCAATCACGGGCGGGAGGCCTTCTCGCTCAACGAGGAGATCGAGACCGAGGACGGAACGGTGGAGATCATCGAGACCGTCTCGCAGGACGAGATCGACCTCCGCACGGGCCGCTGCAACCGGCCCGAAGCCGAACGCGCCCACCTCCAGATCGACCTGAATGCGTTCGTCGCCGGTCTGTCGCCCGAGCTGCGGCAGGTCGCCGACATGTTGCGGACGGCGTCCGTCGCCGAGGTTGCCCGCGAGCTGGGCATCCCGCGCCGCACCTTCCGTGAGAAGCACCTGGCGCAACTGCGCGAGGTCTTCGCGGCAAACCGCATGGACGACTACCTGCGCTGAACGCGCTCTCCGCCAGTTTGCCCCTGCGCCGCGTAAGTAACTGAAGGCGGCCAGGGGCAACTGGTCAGGAGACACCAACGCGGAGAGGAATCATGGATATCAGCATCGATCTCAACATTCTGGAAGCCGAGCCCGCCGCGCAGTACCACGCCAAGGCGGATCGCTACCTCAGCAGCCACCAACTCCTGGACTTCATCCGGTGCCCGTGGCTGCACCGCAAGAAAGCGGTTGGACTCATCGAGGATACCGACTCGGCCAGCTACCTCATCGGACGCGCCGCGCACACGCTGATCCTCGAGGGCCGGGATGCCTTTGAGGCGGCGTTCGCGCTGGGCGGCCCCATCAACGAAAAGACCGGCAAGCCGTTCGGTGCGGCCACGAAGGCCTTCGCCGAGTGGGCCGCGATCCAGGGCAAGCCGGTCCTGTCCCACGATCAGATCGATCTGGTCGAGCAGATGCGGTCCGGCGTCGAGATGAACGACGAGGCCGTGGCGCTCCTGCTCTACGGCCGCGCCGAAGGCGTCGTGCGGACCGAGTACTGCGGCACGCCTTGCCAGATCCGTATCGACTGGCTGCACCCGCATCGCGGCATCGTCGTCTTCAAGACCTGCGACGACCTGACCTGGTTCGAGGCCGACGCCCGGTGCTACGGCTACCACCGGCAGGTCGCCTTCTACCGGGCCGTCCTGGCCCAGGCCCTCGGCGGCACGCTGGTCCCCGTTCACCTGATCGCGGTCGAGAAGAAGGAACCGTTCCGCTGCGGGGTCTGGCGCGTTGGCGACGACACGCTGGCCCAGGCGCAGCGCGAGAACGAGGCCGCGATCCGGCGTCTGCTCGTCTGCCGCGAACGCGACGAGTGGCCCACTGGCTACGAGGAAATCCGCGTGCTGGACGTGCCGTAGTGGCACGTCCGGTCACGGGCTGAAACCACCACAACGAGAAGGAGAGAAGCAGTATGACCATGTTGCAGCAGATTCACCGGGGTCGCAGGCACAACCCGCCGCGCCTCCTGATGTACGGAACCGAGGGCATCGGCAAGTCCACCACGGCGGCCGCTGCCCCCAAACCGATCTTCGTCCCCACCGAGGACGGCCTCGACCAGATCGACTGCGCCAGTTTTCCGCTGGCGACCCGGCTGGCCGATGTCGACACGGCGCTCCGGGCACTGATCCAGGAGAAGCACGACTTCGAGACGGTCGTGATCGACTCGGCCGACTGGCTCGAGCGCCTGGTCTGGGACGCGCTCTGCGAACAGTACGGCGTCAACAGCATCGAAAAGGTCGATGGCGGCTACGCCAAAGGCTACACCCACGCCCTCACGCACTGGCGCAAGCTGCTGGGCGATCTCAACACGCTGCGCAACCAGCGCGGCATGTGTGTGATCGTCCTGGCGCACGCCAAGGTCGAGAAGTTCGAGGACCCGGAGTTCAGCGCCTACGACCGCTATTCGCCGCGACTGCACAAGCACGTCACGGCGCTGCTGACGGAGTGGTCCGACGCGGTGCTCTTCGCCACGCGCAAGATCATCACGAAGACCGAGGACGGCGGGTTCGGGCGCGAGCGCACCATCGCCGCCGGTCTGGGCAAGGATGGCGGCGAACGCATCCTGCGTACGGTCGGCAACCCGGCCTGCGTGGCGAAGAACCGCTACGGCCTGCCCGCCGAGCTACCCCTCTCGTGGCCTGCGCTGATGAACGCGCTGGCCGCCAACCCGATGTCCGCAGCCGGGGCGGTCCCGGCGCGGGGTAACGAGTCAGTAACCACCAAGAGCAAGGAGTAACGAGTCATGGCAAACCTTAATGGATTCAATGCGTCCGAAGTCGAACCGACCAGCAACTTTGAACCGCTTCCGGCGGGCAAATTCCTGGCCGCGATCACCGAGAGCGAGATGAAGCCCACGAAGACCGGGAGCGGCAAATATCTGCAGCTCACTTTCACGGTCATCGACGGCCCGTACAAGAACCGCATCCTCTGGGCGCGGCTCAACCTCGACAACCCGAACGCCACGGCGGTGAAGATCGCCCGGTCGGAGCTGTCGGCGATCTGCCACGCGGTGGGCGTCATGCAGCCCCGCGACAGCGTCGAGCTGCACAACCTGCCGCTGGTGATCGTCGTGAAGCTCAAGAAGCGCGAGGACACCGGCGAGCTCACCAACGAGATCAAAGGCTACGAGCGGAAGGCTTCCGCCGGGCAGGCGCAGCAGGCCCCGGTGACCGACAACACGCCCCCTTGGAAACGGTAAGGAGGGCGTCATGCCGTTGACGCTTCCTTACCCGCCCAGCGTGAACCATTACTGGCGGCGGGTCGGGCTGCACACCCTGATCAGCCGGGAGGGCCGGACGTTCCGACGGAACGTCTGCTCCCTCCTCGGCGGTGGGATGCGCAAGCCCCCGTCGAGCGGGCGCATCGCCCTGGCGATGGATGCTTTTCCGCCGGACCGCCGACGCCGCGACCTGGACAACATCCAGAAGCCGGTGCTCGACGCCCTGGAACACGCAGGCGTGTACGCGGACGACAGCCAGATCGATCTGCTCGTGACGCGCCGCCGTGAGGCGGTGCCCGACGGCAGGCTTCTGGTGACGGTCGAGGAATTTCCCCTGCGGCGCTGCCCCGTATGCGGCGGGCCGCTGCCTGACGAGGATCAAGATGCCCACGACTAAACACACGACCTGCCATCGTCGCCGGAACTGTGACGCGCTCACGCCAGCCATGCTGGCGACGCTCCGTGTCATCCGCCAACTCGGCAAACAGGATGCGGCGCTCGTGTGTCCGACCGCGACGATTCGCGCCTTGTTCCGCCGGGGCGTGATCGACTCTGCGCTCACCATCATCGACGACGCCCAAGGAGGAACATGATCCAACTGCGCCCCTACCAGACCGAGGCGGTCGCCGCCGTCTACGATCACCTGCGCGGACGGGACGACCACCCGTGCGTCGTCATCCCGACGGCAGGCGGCAAGACGCCGGTCATGGCGACGATCTGCCGCGACGCCGTCCAGCAGTGGAACGGTCGCGTGCTGATCCTGGCGCACGTCAAGGAGCTGCTCGAGCAGGCGACCGAGAAGCTCCACGCGATGGCCCCCGACCTGTGGAACAAGATCGAGGTCTATTCGGCGGGGCTTAAGAGCCGCGATACCGAGCACCCGATCATCGTGGCGGGCATCCAGAGCGTGTTCCGCCGCGCGGCCGAGCTCGACCGCTTCGACCTGATCCTGATCGACGAGGCGCACATGCTGCCGCCCGATGGCGAGGGCATGTACCGCACCTTCCTGGCCGAGGCTCGCGCCGTGAATCCCAACGTGCGGCTGGTCGGCCTGACGGCCACACCCTACCGCATGACCACCGGCATGATCTGCGGACCGGAGAATCTTCTCAACCACGTCTGCTACGAGGTCGGCGTGCGCGAGCTGATCGTGCAGGGGTATCTCTGCGGCCTCAAGACCAAGGCCGGACGCCGCAAGGCCGACACCTCTGGCCTGCACATCCGAGGCGGCGAGTTCATCGCGGGCGAGGTCGAGGCCCTGATGGACGACGACGCGCTGGTGCGGTCAGCCTGCGGCGAGATCGTCGAGCATACGCGGGACCGGCATTCGGTCCTGATCTTCGCCGCCGGTGTGCAGCACGCCATGCACGTCCAGCGCACCCTCGGGGAGTTCGGTCACGAGTGCGGGTTCGTTTGCGGCGACACGCTGCCGTTTGAACGCGCCGACACCCTCAAACGCTTCAAAGACGGCGGCATGAAGTATCTGGTCAACGTCAACGTGCTGACCACCGGCTTCGACGCGCCCAACATCGACTGCGTGGCGCTTTTACGGCCGACGAACTCCCCGGGCCTCTACTACCAGATGGTCGGTCGCGGCTTCCGCCTGGACCCGTCGAAGGAGAACTGCCTCGTCCTGGACTTCGGCGGCAACATCCTGCGGCACGGGCCGGTCGA